CTTGGTCTCTGTATTTAGGATCTTCTATTTGTTTGGCTACTGCCCGCTCAGTTTCATCAATCGCAGTTTTTCCAGCAAGCCTTCCTAGAGCGTAGGCGTCTGCTGCATTGTCATCATTGAACTCGATGCCCCACCTCTTGTAGATTTGCATCAACATCTCTTGTTTTTTGGCATTTCCTTTACCTGAGGCGTATTTCTTCAATGTCATTGGTGGAACCTTTAGTGGATAACGACAGTTTTCATCTTCACCAAAGTAATCGTAGATTGCCATCTTGACCACAGCGGCCAACTCTCCAAGAACTAAGGCTGCGTGACTAGCAAGTACTGAGCCTTCCATAGCAATGTCTACGATGCCATGATCTTCAGATACATAGTCAAGTGTGTCGATCAACCACTGACGAATATCTACAAGTCTTTCAATGCCAAAATAGGGAGACTTGTATACCCATGTGATGTGCTTCTCTGGTTCTGCAATGCTTACTGCAGACAAAGCAAACCCCGTTAACGATTGGTCAATACCAACCGCAACGAGGACTTGCTTATCTGTTAATCCACCATCAAACAGTTTTGTTGGCACGGAGGGTTCTTTCATCTATAACCATCTCAATGGTTCCAAGATAACCTGCCCCGTCCGTCAAGTTATCTCTCTTGTGCATGTACGCCTCTCGTGCAATCTTTACCCACACCATTGCTAGACCTACTTGTTCTTCAGTAATATCAATACCGAAAATAACTTCCCAACCCTTTTTAATTCGGTTGAAGTTGTCTAGTGGATGGTCGTAAGTGTAATTACGATCTCCATGGATTAAGTCATCTGCTTCTTGCAAGATGTTCTTATGGGAGTCGGACATATTTTCCTGTCTGGAATTCGTTCTTAGCATCAACAGTTGTAGCCATCAATGCATTAAATGTTGCGTCAAAGGTTTCTTTCCTATTCAGTAACCACCAACCAGCCATGGCTGCGGTTGCTCCTGATGTACCAGTTGTGAACTTAGTTGTTCCATCTAGTTGCTTTGCATTCCAACGGCCATTTAAGAAGAAGTCTGTCTGTCCCTGTGCACCATTGCTATAGCGAGCAATGTAAGGAGCAGCCTTTGGATCATACTCAATAGGTTGTGAACCTGGCCATGGGTTATCTGTAGCACCAATCGAAACAGTGTCAGGTAAACATGCAGGAGCAAAAACATCTGTGCGACTGCTGTTGTTACCTACTGCTGTTATCACTGGCACATTTGCTGCCTTAAGTGTTGCAATGTTTGTAGCCATTCCTGCTGGAACTTTACATCCTGCAAAGATCCCTCCTTGTGCAAGGCTGACAACTGCAATGTTGTACTTCACTCGGTTAGCAACAACCCAGTTGAGTGCTGTCTGCACATCGTCCATGGTGTAAAGAGCCTGCGTACCAGTTGCTGTCATACCTACAATGCGAATAGGAATGATCTTTGCATTTGGGTTGAATCGTAAAACCAAGGAGATCATCTGAGTTCCATGGTTAAAGTTCTTGTCTGTTGTAGGTGGCAGGTTTGCAGCCCCTGTACCTTCCATGGACATCTTCCCGTTAGGACATACTCGTGTTGATACTAGACAGACCTCATACACAATGCTGTCTTTGAATAGTGATGTGTTAGTTCCGTTGTCAATTACTACAACTGCTGGTGCTGGCTCTGCATGTACTGGAACAACTCCTAGTAGCGTTACAGAGATAAGTAATGTTATTAACCGTTTCATACTCCGAATTTATCCTTTCGTCCCGTTCTAACGTCATTGGTTCGACGAGTGATCTCTCTGGATACCAGCGCCACATCACGTTCAAAGTTGTTATACACAACCTCTAACATCTTGCGGTACGCATAGGCATTCATATAGCGTTCCTCAATCTCCATGAAGTCTGGATCAGCCATCACCTGAGCCTTCATCATGGTCACTCGTTCACCCTTAACCTTACTGGTGTCTTTCATAATCAGCAACTTTGCTTCCAGCATGTCTCTGCGCTTCTCCAGCACCTTCTCATCTACCTGTGATGCGGCTAACTGTCCCGCTACGAAGTTAGACCACGCTGTCAGGCGTGTAAACAAAGCGCTAAGTTCATCGCTCTCCAACAGGGAGATGTCTTTAGGCATAGGTGGCTGCTTGTCTTGCTCAGGCCACAGGTTGATATTCTGTGCCTTCATCTTATCCACAGCCTGCTTTGATCCATCTCCTAGGTTTAGCATTAGTCCTCAATCTGGTTGCACTGCTTGCAACCCTCTTCACTCACGTTACATGGAGGCATTACTCCAGCCTCAACTGCCTTGATGATCTTCTCTGCTTTGAAGAAGATTCTATCTACAACTTCGTAGTCAGCCTTGATCGTAAACTCTTTGTACGCTTGGTTTGATTTTAACTCGTACAAGAACACGATCTCTTTTGGTGCTGCATCGCCAAACATACGGCGTGCTAACTCCAAATACATCTGTCCCTGCAAGAGGTGACCTCTGAATGGGCGACGAATATTCTTCCATGCTTTATTCAAATCACCATCTGCATCGTAGAGAAGGTCAGGTGCTTCAAAGCGGAGTGTGCCTTCACCGATTGACTTAATCTCAATCAAGAAGTCATCACCCAAGTTCTTTACCCAACCATCTGTATGACCAGCAATGCGTAACTCTGGGTCTAACATCTTGACTTCGTCATAGCGCAATGTGGTGCACTTGCAATGCTCGCACTCTGCAGGTGATAGACCAGAGGTAATCTTCTTGCAGTTAATACACTTAAAGTCTCCCCACAGGTTGCCCATCTCATAGATGCGGTTCTGCCACTTCTCATGGATAAAGTGACCTTCATCAAAAATGTTCTGCAATGTAAGTCCTGGGTTCTTCTCCATCTTCTTTCCACCAGTAAGTAGGTAGTAAGAATAACGATGACAGAAGTCAGCCTTAATCATTTCAGAAGGGTGAAGCACTGTTGTGCTTCGATCTCCTGGTGCCTTCTTCATAAGGTGACGTTCAATGTGACCAGTAAGACGGCTGTCTATTTTCTTAGTATCTAGATACTTCTGGAAGTCTGTCTTGGAAGGCATTAGTAGTCCTTGTCTATGCTGAAAATAAACTCTTCTAGGGTGTGTTGTGTCTTCTTAGTTTTCTTTAGTTTTTGCCACTTTCGCATGAGGGCGTTTCTTTCTCGGTGGCTGAGTCCTCCCCAAATTCCATGAGGTTCGTCTCGTCTGACGGCATCCCATAGACACTCTGCTCGTACTGGACAAGGGTTCTTTCCTGTTTCACCAAAACAGAATGTCTTTGCCCTACTAGCGATCTCTTTATACTGCTCTTTGTCACGAGGTGGGTAGAAAATATCCGTGTCTTGGCCTGAGCATCGTGCTTTGTATCGCCATGAGTATTCTGGCTCATCAAAGTCTTCCATGGTTGTCTAGGTTCTCTCTCATCTCTAGAAAGTCGTCTTCAAGAAGTATCACGTAGTTAACCCCATCAAGATGAAGACCAAACACTGGCATTCGTCCATCAAGAATTGCTTCGGTAGTTATCTTCTTTAGTTCGTCTGATTTAATGGTTTTAGTTTTCTTACCTGTCCACTTGTGTTCAATCAATAGATCGGTTGAACGTACATCACCCTTACGAGACCAGAAGGCTCCAGAGGCAGCGTTAGTAGACCCACCAACTTTCTTAGCGAGTCTCTTTTCATGCTTCTGGGATTGCTTCTGACCTTCAGTCTTCAAGTTCTATTTTGCCTTCCTCGTAACCCTCAATCAATCGTGGTACAAGGAAAAACAATGCCTCTCTCCAAAAACAAGTGCTGCAACCACAGAATGGTTCTCCTGAAAGAGTCTCAGGAATTACATCCTCAGTACCATCCCAGACTGCTTCAAAGAGCATGTCAGTGTAATCTTCCACGCCCTTCTCTACTACCTGTGCCCACTCTTCGTCATTTACTACAAATTTTTTAGTCATCACTGTCCTCCGCCATTGGTAGATCCGATGTTTCAAATACTAACTTTTGAATCTGTTCTTTTAAATCAACTTCTTCACGAATACTTGCAATTACTGGATCAATACCTTGCCATTTTCTTTCGCCAAAGTAATACCATCCGCCCTTACGTTGAATGATCTCCTTGACTACTGCAAGTGATGCAACTTCTTTTGCAAAGTCATACTCACCTGCTGCACAATCTCCGCCTTCTGCAAAGTAGAAGTCGAAGTATGCAACACGCTGTGGGGGTGCAGTCTTGTTCTTTAGTGTGCGAACTTTGATGCGTTGACCAACACGGTTCTTGTTACCGCTAGGTCCAACCTCAATCCACTCATCTCTGCGAATCTCGCAACGAGTAAAGAATGCATAGTTCTTTCCTTCTCCACCAGGAGTGGTGCGAGGATCTCCATGCATTACACCAATCTTCATGCGGTACTGGTTGATAATGAGACCGAGCACTGGACGTTCATCTTCAACCAGACTGCGCTTGATTGCAGAACCAACTACA